TTAAAATTTCTCTACTGTATTCGCAAACTATACATTAAAAAATTGACTTAAAAACATTTTGTGATATAGATAAGGATAAAGAATCAATGAATAAAAGCGACGGAACAAAAAAGAAAAAACCATCACAAATAGACAAAACCAAATTATGGTCTATTTTTGACGCCGAAATAAATCCCTCGGAAAAATTGCCGCCACTCGAGTGCATTTATCGTTCAACCATAACAGGCGATCGAGAGAAATGCGAAAGGTGCGAAGCCAACTTGGCATTTTCCGATGAAGGATTTCTCACTTGCACGAACACAGGGTGTGGAATCATTTACAAGGACATTGTGGATCATTCCGCCGAATGGCGATATTATGGCGCGGATGATAACCAGAACAGTGACCCTACAAGGTGTGGAATGCCAATCAATCCCCTGTTGAAAGAATCCTCATTTGGGTGTAAAGTTCTTTGTATTGGGTCACAAACTTACGAAATGCGGAAAATCCGAAGATATACCGAATGGCAATCGATGCCTTATAAAGAAAAGTCACAATATGACGAGTTTCAACGAATAACCATTATGTCTCAAAACGCAGGAATACCCAAGATGATTATTGATGATGCGATTCGGTATCACAAAAAAATTAGTGAGTATGAATTGACATTTCGTGGGGATAATCGCGATGGAATTTTGGCCGCTTCCATTTATATTTCTTGCCGCGTAAATAACTTTCCGAGAACGGCCAAGGAAATCGCCACCATATTTCACTTGGATGTCACGAGTGCGACCAAGGGATGCAAAAACGCACTATTGATTATCAATGACTTGGAGAAGGACGTGGCTATGAAAGAGAAGACCGCGTTTTGTAAAACAACACCAGATGCGTTTATAGAGAGATACTGTAGTAAGTTGAATATTAACACTGAATTAACCAAGGTTTGTCAATTTATTGCTATGAAAATAGACAAGTCCAATATGTTGCCGGAAAACACACCTCATTCTATTGCGGCCGGTGTTGTTTATTTCATATCTCAAGTATGTAATTTGAATGTGAGCAAAAAGGATGTGAAAATAGTGAGCGAAATTAGCGAGGTTACCATAAACAAGTGTTTCAAGAAAATAGAGAAGATGAAGGATGAGTTGGTTCCAGCAGTTATATTGAAGAAATACAACCTCCACTTTTAGTCCACTTTTAGAAAAAGTGGAGCAAAACAACGTCCACTTTTCTAGTGAAACAGTTGAAGTAGGGGGAACCCCCGGTTCCCCCTTGCCCCCTCCCCGCCCTTCGGGGAATTCTAATTCCTTACCTTTTCCCGTGATAAGATTTCTTAATGAAAAACTGTTATAATTTTTCTGGGTTCCCGGTGGATAATGCTGAGTTGAAGTGGAGCAAAAGTCAACCTTTGGAAAATAAACTTATATAAAACAACTTAAAGAAACTTACTTATGCGTTTTTTTGATAATTCTTTTTTTGAATTATCAAAAACTTATATAAAACAACCCCGACATAATAACACAAACTCAACCCCAATGTTCTCTCGTCAACAAATTCAAACATTAGATTTCGATGCGAAATTCGGCAATCAAATTCATGAGGAAAACAAGTATGATTTTTTTGGAGAATGTGGTCGTTCTCATTATCGCTTACTTTCTCACATTTCCACCCTTTTCCAAAATTCAACATTCGTAACTATTCTTTCTCCCATAGCAGAAACACAAAATCTCCCAGAAATAGCGCTATCTTATAATGACAGCAATAAAATTCAAAACCTTTCCTTGGATATTTCTCTCGAAAACATTGTCGACCTCTTACAAGAAAACATCAAAACAATTTTGAACTCGTCTTTTTTATTTGTGGACATCCATCCTCATGATGGAACAACCGAAAAACTAATCTACGATTTTTTATTTGACAACGAATACAAGGGTCTCATATTATTTGACGATATTTGGTTATTCAAAACAATGCGGGACGAGTTGTGGTATAAAATTCCCCTTGAATACAAGTATGATGTGACATTGAACTCACATTTTTCGGGTTGTGGTCTCGTCTCTTTTTTTCCAGAATGGCGAGAGAAATGGACGCAAGAAAAATACGATGTCAGTAATTGGACGCTTGTAACCGCATATTTCAACTTGACAAAATGCCCTGATGCGAGCACGGAAATATGTGCTCGAGACAAATCCTATTACTTCCAGCATGCATTAACCACACTTTCTCTCCCCTACAATTTGGTCATCTATTGTGATCAAGAGAGTTATGAAGATGTACGCCGAATGCGTCCGCAACATTTACAAGAAAAAACCCAATATATTATACGTGATTTTGAGACATTGACGTTCACAAAGGACCGAGACAATTTTGAACCCGCGACATTTTCAAAATATCGCGAAAAAATCATAGAAAATCGCATGAAAAACCCATATTATTTTGATAATCGTAACACACCGAGTTACTATCTCTTTTGTATGTCGCGTTATTTGATGTTGAAAGAGACCATTTTAGAAAACAAATTTCAGTCTACTCATTTTGCTTGGATTAATTTTTGTATTGAGAGAATGGGATATAAAAATATGATACATTTGGAAGAGGGTCTTGCGCAAAATCGCGACCGTTTTTCAACATGTTATATTGATTACATACCAGAGTCCTTAGTTCGCAATACGAAAGAATATTTTTTATGGGGTCGTTGTAGCATGTGTAGTGGATTTTTCACAGGTTCTGCCGACTATATGTATAAAGTATGCGACTTGATTGAATATGCGTTTTTGAATTATTTGGAAGAAGGGTATGGACACGCAGATGAACAACTGTTCTCTCCGGTTTATTTTGACCACCCCCAATTGTTTGAACACTATTATGGAGACTACTTACAAATGATTACGAATTACGCGTACGTGTATGAAGCACCTGAACCGCCGATACATAACTTTATACAAAATAGCTATCGCGCTGGAAACTATGAAAAATGTAGGGAGGCGTGTGAGTTTGTTTTGCGTTCTTTAGAAATGGGTTGTTGTTCTCTCGACGAACAATATGCGAGAGTCTTGTATGAATACCATAATACGGTTATACGATTACTTCATTAGCAGGGAACCCAGGTTCCCCTGCGACCCCTCCTGATAAATTAGTATTTAGATAAGTTTTAAGTCTCACTTGAAAATACACAATGACATTTTTTACAGCATTATCCACCGGGAACCCAGGAAAATTATAACAGTTTTTCATCAAGAAATCTTATCATGGGAAAAGGTAAGGAACTAGAATTCCCCGAAGGGCGGGGAGGGGGCAAGGGGGAACCGGGGGTTCCCCCTAATTTTTTAAATTCATTCTAAAACTAACTACAATGCGTTAAAATCCCATTTTTGGAATACCGTTGGACATTGCTGTGCTCCATTGAAGATGTGAAAAAACGCCTTTTGTAAAAGGCGCATTTTATTTTCCTTTCCAATCACATGATTCGCATGGAAAAAATACGTCGCGTCTAATGTACCAATATTGTGATTTAACCAATATCCATTCGTATATTCATGTACCTCATAAGTAAATAATTTGGCGTCAGGATAAGTAGATATGTCTTTAATTCCAAGGTCTTGAAAATATTGATACAAACATTCTTGGTCATTTTTGTCTAAATTCGCGTTTTGATATTCTGTTATCTTGTCTAAGATATGATGCGCCCCGTTTGTATTACGAAATGTCGTGTTTCCAGTACAACACCAAATATGATGTAACGTGTCCGCATGTAACTGTGTAGACGAACTCATTCCCGCGTCATGTTGAAACACAATATCATAATCCTTGTATTTTTCATAATGTTCTAGTAAAGGTTCATGAATACATAAGACATCACAGTCAATAAAGTGTATGAAATCATATTTTTCTAGTGCGTCACGTAATATGTCCATTTTTGTGTGAGTAATCAAGTTGTACTGAAGAGATTGATAGTTTTCGAAATTTTTAGAAACGTTCACGCGGTTATCAAGCAACTCGAATTTAATATCTAAGTTGGGTAAATCTAAACTAGTAAGACTTTCGTAGATTTCGCGGTCTAAACAATAAAAATGTACTTTATGAAATTTAAGAACACTGTTCAAATTGGAGAGACATATTTTAGCGAAATCATAGTAACCAAAATTACTATAAGAAATAATTACTGGATACTCCATTTAGATAAGGTGCGCGAAAAAATTAAAATGTGTTAAACGCATATACTGCCTTAAAATAAAACAAGTAAAAGACGAGAGAAAATAAACCCGAGAGAATACAAAAACAAGATGGATAAGACCCCCTCACGTATATTTATTGTTCCGTATCGAAATCGTTTGGAACAAAAGTTTTTTTACAGTAAACAAATGAGTTTTCTCTTGGAAGATGCAACGGACTACGAGATTTATTTCTCTCATCAATGCGACCAAAGGTCTTTCAATCGAGGGGCCACAAAAAACATTGGTTTTTTGGTAATGAAGGAGAAGTATCCTAACGATTATCAAAACATGACGTTTATTTTCAATGATGTGGACACGTTGCCTTTTCATAAAATTTTCGATTATCAAACCCAACACGGTGTAGTAAAACATTATTATGGGTTTGAATATGCTCTTGGAGGAATAGTTGTAATGAAAGGTTCGGATTTCGAGAGAATCAATGGATTTCCTAATTACTGGGGTTGGGGAAATGAAGATACCATTTTACAAAAAAGGTGTGAAACAAATGGACTCACTATAGACCGCTCCCAGTTTTATAAAATAGGCAGTCCGGAAATTTTACAGTTGTTTGATGGTGTAACCAGACTTGTGGCGCCCCAAGAACATTATAAAAAACGCATAGACAATGGCGCAAATGGTCTCTCGACAATTCATCGACTCACATATTCCATCGACCAAGAATCTTTTAACCCGAAGGATAATGTTTATAAAGTAGGTAATGAGAGAATTCAAATCATTAATATCTTGTCATTTATGACGGGAACACAAGAATCCGATTTTTATCATTATGATTTGAGAGACCATCCTTCAAAAATTGGAGAGAAAAAGGAAGAACGGCGTGTAACCAACGCGAAGGATCGTGTAATAGAAACTGCGCAATGGCAAAATATAAGCGAAAATCCCATGTTCCATTTAAAGGAACGAGAGAAGGAAATCAAACAAATGATTGCGTCGTATATGGAAGATAAAAAACGAATGGAACAACAAATTTTAGCGCAAAAAACGGCGCAAGAACAATATAGAAGACTGAGACAACAACGACAGTTCCAACCGCAACAACAACAACAACAAAGACCAAATTCAAGATTTCAGAATCAAAACCAAATTAGAATGCCAGCGTATGTTGGACTCGGCGGAATAAGATAAGTGGGGAACCCAGGACCGCGCAGCGCTGCCCCCATTGCGCTTCGCGCAATAAGGTTGAGGTCGCAAAGCGACCTCCGACCCTACGACCCCTCCTGAACAAATTGTATTTATATAAATTATAAGTTTCACTAAATACTTTTATATGATTCGTTTAAATCAAGGTTTTGAAATTTTTTGAAAAATAACTAGTCCCAATAGGGACAAGTTACACAGTAGGTGTTGCGTGGCAACTTTTTGAAAAATATATTGCCTTCCTATAAAACAATGTATTTTTCCGATTATACAACCGACGAAAAAATAGATATTTCCAAACAACTTAAAGAACGTCTCACCGACAAAACGGCCCACAAAGACTACCACAAGTTCGCCAACGCAGTAACGACCGATTTGGACGCCATAAAACCACTGTCTCCTGTCGGTCTAACCTTTTTAGAAAACTATGTTCATGTTGAATTATTGAATACAAAATCTAAGCAAGGAATATCCTTCTATGATTTTTGGGCGAATCGCGACTTTTATATGACCCGCGACAAGTCTACCAAAAACTTGGTGGCGTCGATTCAAAAAAACAAACCTTATTTGACGGAAATAAAAGTGGCGAAACAAGTATTCAATTTGTATTATGGTGGCATTAGTATGTTTCGTCCGACCATGGCGGCGCGTTTATACGCCAAATATTCACCCAAAGTTGCCGTTCTTGATTTTACAATGGGTTGGGGAGGGAGACTGATGGGTGCCGTGGCAATGAACGTACCCAAGTATATTGGTATCGATTATAATACTAACTTGGAAGAACCTTATCAAAAAATGAAGGTGTTTTTACAAGACCAAAAATCAGGTCAAACCATAATAGACTTGTATTTTCAAGATGCTTTGACCATGGATTATAGTAAACTAGACTATGATATGGTATTCACATCGCCACCCTATTACAATAAGGAAATTTACGGAGGGAAAGACACCTATAAAACACAAGACGAATGGGATGAAAAATTTTATATCCCCATCATCCAAGAAACATGGAAATACTTGAAACCTGGTGGAACATATTGTCTCAATGTTCCCGCACAACTTTATGAGAGAGTATGTGTTCCCATTTTGGGCCACGCCCAAGAACTGATGGAGTTGAATAAATACCAGAGAATTTTACCGAAACAAAAGGAGAACGCAAAACAGACAAATGTGGGACAAAAATATAAGGAGTATATTTATGTTTGGATTAAGGTTGAATAACTTTTTTCTCTTCTACAACCACAACCGACAAATTACACTGATTATCTTCTTGCGGTTCAATTACATCTACATCTACCTCTACAACCCTTGCTTTTTTGTTATTTATGCGCCAATAATAAACGCGCATAAGTAACACCATTATATCCAAACACAAAATTGGTACATAGTTAATAATGAGTGCGTTATTTTGTGTTTGAATAGAATATGCAGTTGCAAAACACGTTCCTATCAAAAAAACCAATTTTTCAGGGACATTGTATATATTCGCATTTTTGTTTTTCCAGTTTGCATATAAATCAGGCAAATATCCTATATAAAAACAAACTGACGCTGTTAACATTAAATAATTATAACTCATGTTAGTCTATATATACCACCCTAAATTTTATACAAAAAACAAACGTCTGCGGAGAACATTAAATAATCATAATCCATGTTTTCTATTATATTCCCCACCCCACCCTTAAATAGTTTATAAAAAAACTGATTTAAAAAAACGGCAATTGTTTTAATGTAACACCAAAATAAAAGTCTGCCAATGACAAATCTTTTCGCAAAGTGTTTTCAGTTTGTTTTATGCACGGTTGCAAAACATAAAATA